GGTTGTAGAAAATTTACAAAATAAAACTGACGACGTAACAACAGATATAAAAACTATCACTAAATTAAACTAATATGTCTTATAAAATATCTAAGGGAACTGTTGATCCATCCACTATTCAAGATGGATTACCTACTTTATCTCAAGTTAATACTTTTGTACGAAATTTTATACAAGCAGAAGAATTTTATGAATTAGAGGCAGCTGAAGTAATAGATATTGCTTTAACTGATGATGATTTAACAGAAAATAATTTATTGTTAGCTGATAAGGTAACACCAGATTATCGTTATGTAGGAGCTATTAAGGCTCGGTATCTTGTAAGTGAAACTGATATAGAAGATGGTGAGTTGGATTGGAGTTTTCCACTTGACCCAAATGTACAAGATTTTCCATTAAAGGGTGAGTATGTAATATGTGTACATTATTTAGGAAAGTGTTTTTATACACAAAAATTAAATTTATTAAACTCTGTTAATTCTAATTCGTTTGAAGGTCTAAGTAGTCTTTATCTTCAAAGAGATATATCAGTATCAGATGCTGAAGAAGTATCCGAGACTGGAATACCCAATAGAGCTACTGAAGGGTTATTTGATCCTGGAGATTATTTTAAAACTAATAATAATATTAGGAGATTGAGAGCTGAAGAGGGTGATATAATTTATAATGGTAGGTTTGGTAATTCAATAAGATTAGGTAGTAATCAATCAAGTGGTGAAGGTTATGAAATATCACCAAATATTTTATTTAGAGCTGGTCAATTATTAGATGCTTCTAAATTGGGTGAAGGTGAAACAGTAGAAGATATAAATAGTGTTTACGCTAAACCAGTTGAGGAAGATATAAATGCTGATGGTTCTTCACTTTATTTGACTACAAATGAAACTGTTGATTTAACACCAGCAGCCGAATCTCAGACAGCTCCACATGAGTTTTCGGGTAGACAAATAATTCTAAATTCAGATAAAATAATATTTAATAGTAAGAATAATAATGATATACACGCGTTTAGTAGTAGAAATATAAATTTATCAGCTACACAAAGAATTAATTTTGAGTCACCAATTATAAATTTAGGTGATAGGTTCGCTTCTGAACCTGTATTGAAAGGTAATATGACAGTAGAAGTATTGGAAGATATACTGGATGCTCTTAATATGTTAGGAAAAAGTCTTCATGGAGCACATTATAATAATGCAGGTAATGTACAAGGATTAGCTATGATACAACGGCCAGGTGCTACGTTAGCTGAGAAAGCTAGAGAAATTAAAAATGGTATAAATAAAGTAAAAAGTACCCAAGTTTTTACAATATAAGGAGATAAATAATATGGCTATAGATTTAACACCAATTGTTGTAGCTGCTTTGGACAGAGTAGGTACTCTATCTGGTAGAATTGGAGGTGTTATGAACACGGTGTATAGTGGTGTAACAGATGGAAGTATATCAGCTGATAAAGCCATACAAAAAATTAAGATAGCTTTAAAACAAATCGAGAAAGCAAGAAAAACTGAAGAGACGGTAGAAACTGTCGCTGAAACTGGTGAAAAACTACAAGTCGCATTTGAAGCACAGGATGCAGCACAAAAAGCTAATCCAGCTACTGGTCCACCAGCCATTGTAGCAGAACTTTTAGCTGAGTTAAAAAGTGCAATAGGTAATATTAAAATTATGTCAATGATAGTAGAAAATGAAAAAGAAGCTCAAAAAATAGAAAAGGCGAAATCCATAAAAACGGCGATAAAAACAACGGAGTATTTAATGGAAAGACCTGGAAATAGTGATGAGACTATGGCAGCTCTTCAGGATACGAAACGTGCCCTTATGAGTGAACTGAAGAGTCTTCAATAAAATATTAAAGGAATGAGGTGAAATATGAACACTAAACGGTTAAAAAGAGTAATTCAAGAAATAGTTCGTAGGGAGGTTAAAAAAGAAATAAATAAAATATTTATTAAAGAGAATTCTAATACACCTCAAATTAAACCCGAGCTTATAGAAGAATCTAACTCTGAAGATAGTTACACACATTATACAGAGAATGAGACTTTAAATAAAATATTAAATGAAACTAAAGGATTTAATGAGGTAAAAAAGACACCAGAACAATTTGAGGAATATCCATCAGTTGGTGGTGGACCTTATGATACAAATAGAATGGCAGAACTTTTAGGGTATGGTACAAGAGCTACAAATGACTCGAAACAAAATCAACGAGAGTTTAATGCTGTAAAAACATTAAAAGATGCTAATGTTAAAGTAGATGATGTTCCAGAACATATTACAAATGCTTTAACAAGAGATTATAGTGGTTTGATGAAAGCTATAAAAGATAAAAGATAGGAAATCATAATGGCAGGTGCAAGAGAAGTAGATTTAGACCCAGATAAAATGGTTGGATTGACATTACCATTGGGGAGAAGTTCTCAGGGGTTTTTTAATCAATCAAAAACGACACTCGAACAAGTTAAACATAATATTGTAAATTTGTTATTAACATATCCTGGTGAAAGACCTGGAGAACCTGAACTAGGTTCTCGTTTAAGGGAAATAGTTTTTGAACCAATGGATGATGATATAGCTGAAAAAATAGAAGAAGAGATAAATAGTGTTATGGAACGTTGGTTACCTTATATTACCATAGGAAGTATTGATGTTAACTTCAGTGATAGATTAGAAAATACTGTAGATGTTAGTATGACAGTAAGTGTCAATTATGACCCAGAAAGATTTGAAGAGGTTAACATATCATTAAGTGGTGTAGGTACAGCAGCTGGTACAACTGGTGGTACAACGGGTGGTGGAGCTACTATATATTAATAGGAGAATAAAATGCCAGGACCGAGACGAGATGTAAAGAGAGATGTAAAATATCTTAATAAAGATTTTAGTGGTTTTAGAAATGATTTAATAGATTATGCTAAAACATATTTTCCAAATAGTTACAATGATTTTAATGAAACTTCACCTGGAATGATGTTTATTGAAATGGCTTCTTATGTAGGAGATGTTCTTTCATATTATATAGATAATCAATTTAAAGAATCATTACTAGCATTTGCTGAAGAGAAAAGAACAGTATATGAAATAGCACAATCACTCGGATATACACCTACATTATCATCACCATCTACTACAGATATAGATTTATTTCAAACAGTTCCTTCGACTGGAACAGGTGACAGTGTAAGACCAGATATGGATTATGCCTTAACATTATCGGCAGGAGTGGAAATACAATCTTCGACTACAGGAAAAATATTTAGAACATTAGAAGATGTAAATTTTAAATTTTCAAGTTCTTTAGACCCGATGACAGTAGATATTTATGAAACTTCAACTACAGATAATACACCTACAAAATATTTATTGAAGAAAAGTACAGAAGTAGTAAGTGGTGAGATAAAAGAGGAAAATCATACTTTTGGTTCTGCGACTCAATATGATAGTTTAGTGTTATCTACACCTAGTGTGGTTGAAGTAATTAGTGTGACAGATAGTGATAATAATACTTGGTATGAAGTTTCAACTTTAGCTCAGGATACAATTTTTGATGAGATGGAAACAAATTCAAGTAATGACCCCGATTTAGCACAATTTTCAGGTGAAGCAGCGTATTTATTGAAATTAAGAAAAACTCCTAGACGTTTTGTTACATTTATTAGACCAGACGAAAGAGTAGAACTTAGATTTGGGGCAGGTGTTTCAGATAATCCTGATGAAGAAATTGTACCTAACCCTGATAGTGTGGGTAGTTCTTTACCAGGCGGTACTAATAAATTGGATTCATATTTTGACCCGTCTAACTTTCTTAAAACTAGAACTTATGGATTAGCACCAGGAAACACAACATTAACTGTAAAATATTCTTATGGTGCTGGTGTTGAAGATAATGTACCACAGGGTGATATATCAAATCTATCGAGTGTTTCTTATGTAATAGATGATACGGGACTTAGTGCTGGTCAAGTACAAACAGCAAAAGATTCTGTAGCAGCTACAAATCCAGAACCAGCAACGGGTGGTAGAGGAGCTGAGTCAATTAAAGAAGTCAAAGATAATGCTTTAGCTTATTTCCAAGCACAAGGTAGAGCTGTTACAAAAGAAGATTATATAACAAGGGCTTATGCACTACCACCTAGATATGGTAATATAGCAAAAGCTTATATAGTACAGGATGAACAATTACAATTGTCAAGTATAAAGGGTGAGGTAACAGATGCTGCGGCACTCGTAGAAGAGGAGCCGAGTGTAATGACACCCGAAGATAAAATTATTAATGTACAAGAGAAAGCTCCAACTAAAGGTGTAGCTCGGAAACCACCTAAACCTGAGCAGTTCAAGAAGAGTCCTGTTATTCGTAGACCCAGACTACCAAATCCTAATAGGTTAAGACCTTCTGCTGATAGTCCTAGTACTGGACCACCACGAGGTATTGGTGGTACAAGTCGTGGTAGAGCGGCCAGGTCATTGGTGAAGAAAGCTACTTCTGCACAGAGAAAACGTGGTGGAGTTAGAAGGAGTAAACGTAGAGGTCGTCGAAGCAGCCGAGGGGGTGGACCACCACGTAATTTAGGGTAAAGGAGAGTATAATGCCTGATGAAGAAAATGTAATAACGAGAGTACCAAATCCACTAGCATTAAATATGTATTGCTTGGGTTATGACCATAATAAAAAACTTGTAAATTTAAACCAAGCTGTAAAAGAAAATTTACAGACATACTTCGGTCAATATAGAATGGTTACGGATGCTATTAACATTAAAAATGCATACATAATTAATATCGGAGTACAGTTTAATATTATGACACGTGTAGGATATAACAAACACGAAGTAGTTTTAAAATGTATTCGAGCTGTTGAGAATTATTTTGATACAGATAAGTGGCAGATAGGTCAACCGATTGT